GTCAGCTTCTTCAGCATCGTCAGATTTCATGGTCATATCGGTGTCATAAGCCTTCATGGCATCTTCTTCCGACATACCCTTGTCCATGTAAGGCTTGAGTTTAGCCTTCATATCATCAGTCATCTTATTAATATCCTCATTGGGAGTGTCACGCTTGAAGAGGCTAACCATTGCCTGTGCATTGGCTGGACGATCCACTAGGGAAAGTTCCTCAAGGTGCAAGTTTTTCAGGAGGTTAGGCAAGATTAAATCTCCTCTTTTGTAGCACGACCGCCAATACTGAAAGCCGCAAGTTCACCTGACTTAACCATGTTCCAAACTGCATCATCGAATACTTTGTAAGCGACAACCCATCCTTCACGGTTAGACTGGATTCCTAGAGCATCACCAATTTCCTTAGTGATAGGGAGGGAGTGTACAACGACACCAACTTGTTCCCCTGTGTGCATAGCCTTGCCGACCCGCACATGCTCCATAAATTCGTTTACAGCTTTCACCAGAGTGTCAGCTTCGATAACATCCCCTTGGCGGTCTACTACAGGTTCACCGTCTTCGGTTACTACTGATGCCCAGCCATAGACCATACGTTGTTCGTCGTCGGTCTTGAGGATTTTACCTTCAATATTAGTTTTAGTCATTTCACCCACCGATGTATCTGCTTCCCACATGCGACATGACCAGTAGCCAGCCGTTGTCTTATCCTTCTTGGTGTCACATGAGTGCCGTGATCGGAAATTAGCTCTAGCTTTAGGGTCATCACGTCGAATTTCCATGTTAGGATCACCGAAAGTAACTCGCTTAACCTTGCCACCATCCTGTACGAACACTTCAAACTTCTTGTTGCCACCTTGAATACGACGAGGTTTGTTGAGGGTTACTTTTTCACCCTGATAGTCAGCTTTCGTAAAATCTAAACTCATCAGTTCAACTCTCGTGTAATCACCAGAGGGAGGCTACCAGTATTAGGGAAGGTCTCTACAGAAGCATCAGCGTAGGTCACTTCAAACTCTACATAGTAGGTTCCTACTGTAGCTGTATCACCAGCCTGCCAGTCATATTGAACGACACCGCCAAGGGCATTAGTGATTGTCATCTGCTCATCAAGAACTAGACCACCACCGATAACCTTCATGTGCAGCATAACAGTAGCGGCTGTTAGGTTTACAGGTGCAAGGTTAGCATCAGAGAGGGTAGCCTGTAGGGAAGGCGAAGTGTCATTCTGTCCAATTCTAAATGCCATTACGCTGCCCTATTTTGGTTATTGCTAAATGTAGCTGTGTTTGTCGTTCTGCTAAATGTAGCTGTGTTTGTTGCTTCAGATAGCGTAGCTGTGTTGTCAGAGTTAGCTGTGACTGAAACTACTCTTTTCTTGGAGGCATTGATGGCAAGTTGTCCAACAACAGGGATACCAGTTGTAATGCTATCGGCAAGAAGTGCGAACACAACAGTAGCCGTGATGGGTTGAACAACAGGTTGACCAGTAGTAATACCATCAGCCGACAGATTATGGTCTTGACTTAGGTCAGAAGCATCAACCGTAGTCTCACCAGTTGTTATACCCTCAATGGAAATAACGACAGTAATCTGAGCGTTAGTTTCACCAACAGTGGGTGGTGCTGTAGTAATGTTAGCTGCTGTGAGCGTATGCACCTGACCGATAGAGGATGCACCAACAACAGGCTGACCTGTAACAATAGCAACGGGAATTAGGGAATGATCTTGCGTAAGATCGGGAGAGCCTATCGTTGGGACACCAGCCGTGACAGGATCAGCATTAAAGGTCTCATCTTCCGACATCGTAATTGATGGGAGAGTGGGTTGACCTGTGGTGATAGCAGTAAGCGTAAGGTCATGGTCTTGGACTACGCTAGATGTGCCCACAGTGGGCTGACCTGTAGTGACCCCATCAGCAGAAATAGCCGTTGTGAGAGCAACACCTGACGACCCAACAGTAGGTTGTCCTGTCGTGATAGCTGTAGGTGCTAAGTCATGATCTTCAACAACCGTTGACGACTGAACAACAGGTGATCCTGTCGTCAAAGCATCTGGTGCTAAATCATGGTCTTGGGCAATGCTAGGGCTACCAACAACAGGTGATCCTGTCGTCAAACTATCGGCAGTCAGGTCTTGGTCTTGGGCAATGCTTGAGGCACCAACAACAGGCTGACCAGTCGTAATGTCATTACCATTAAGCAGGTAAATTACGTCAGCAACAACCCCATCATCCGCAAGCGGTGCAGAGGCGAGGGGGCTAAAACCTAGCATGGGTCACTCCTACGGTTTAGTGGGCCAGACGACATCAAACGGGAACCCATCCTGATCTGGCACATCGCGCAGGGCTTGACGGTAGGTTGTCACTGACATCAGACCGCGATGCTCCCGTTCATATCGTCCTGAGCCATGACCCAGACATAACACTTGTCGAGAAACTGCGTACCGTCGCAAACCTCAACATCAGCCAAATCAGCGTGATAACGGCGGAAGTCTACTTCACGGGTGTCGTCGTCAGGTGTGCCAGTGGCATAGCCCGCAACGTCAATCATAACGCTGAACTTTGGCCCGTCACTTGCACGCTGGCGACTGATTGCTGCTGTAGCAATGCGGAAGTATGCACCAGCAAATGGTGTGCCATACTGCGATGTCGAAAGATCAATCTGGATTGCCATTAGTACGTTACCTCGCTCGTGTTCAAAGTGGCGACCCAGCGAATGTTTGTTGCTGCTGCGCCTGTGACCTCGATCTTGAGGCCACCGTTTGTCGTGTCTGCTGATAGAGCCATGCCCCAATCCGGTGTGTTGTCTAAGATTGTTGTGGCACTGTTGACAAGCACTGTCGTCCCAGCAGAACCTTCCCTGCGGATCAAACCCTCTACTTTCCATGCTGCACAAGCTGTGCCGCCGGATGCCTGCTGACGGGCTACGATTGTGCCGTGGAAGGCATAGGCTGAGTTGTTCGGGAGGATGATTTGGTTGCTGTTCCCAGCAGTGCCATTGTCAGCAGTCAGTGCTTTAGGCGTTGCACTTGTAGTGTCGCTGCGAAGGACAAATGTGCCAGATTGCGCATCACCCTGTGCAGAAAATTGACCCGATGCCCAAACGTCTTTACCATATTTATCAGATTTAGACTGGCGACCACCAGCACGAGAATAAAGACCTGACGCAGTATTTATGTAACCGCCAGTAACAGTCGCGCCAGTATCACTCGCAATATTTAATGAGCCACCTACGGCTGAAGACCATGTTGATTGAGCCTTGTTAGTCTTTCCAATAGCAATAGAGTTAGCCCCAGTAGCCCCGTAGGTTGCGGTGTTGTTGGCTATAGCTGCTGCGAATGAGTCTGTGCCGGAGGCGTATGATCCACCGAGAGCCATTGCGCCTGAACCTGTGACGGCTTGAGCGCCAGAACTTCCAGAGTTGTTTCCAATAGCTGTACTGCTAGAACTAAAGGCAGACACACGAAAACCGCCTATTGCAACAGATAGTGTACCAGATGCGATTGAGTTGTAACCTATCGCAACAGATGTTGAACCACTTGCTGTCGTCTGTCTACCGAGTGCAAGCCCGTAACTTCCGCTTGCATTAGCCCTAAAACCTGCCGCCAAAGAGCCTATAGTGGAGGCAACAGCCTCACTACCAATTGCCACTGCATTTGCCCCAGTAGCACTAGGTGCAGTAGGGCTGCTTGGGTTCTCAGCATACAACTCAAGAACAGGCGCAAGGTCTTCAGCCGCAGCCCCAACAAACACCACCGCAGAGCCTGAAAGGTTGATAGCTGCGTCAGCGTTGGAACTCTCAAGGACAGTGCGTGACAACGTAGTACCAGTGGCCGTATAGGTGCCTGTGCCGATCTCCCAGTCAGTTCCATCTTCAATGACGTAGCGAACCACATCAGCGTCAACCACGCCAGCATCAGCAAAGGTCTGGTAGCCACTCTCAGCAGCGCCAAGCGTGATTGTGCCAGTGCCAGTTGTAGCAGTGGATACTTTGGCTCTGTTTACGAGAGTGACCATGTGAGACTAACCTTAGACTGGATCAGGGATGCCGATGGCGACAGACGACAGCGTGAACGTGTTGCCCGATGTGACAGACTGCGATGCTGTCAGGGTGCTTGTTGCCAGTAGACGGCTGTTCACAGTGTCCACAATCGCATAGTGGGTTGCAGTGCCAGTGCCAGTGACTGAACCATCAGTGATAGCAGCCACGACAACCTCACGACCACCGCCAGCGCGATCTGCGGGCGCACCGATGGACAGCGAAACGCTGTTGCCCAAGGCATATGTAGAATTGGCCTCAGTGAAGGTTGTAGCCTCTTGCGAGGTAATGAGGATTTTGTTAGCTTCTGTGTCAAGAACGGTCAGGCCGTTGTCAAACACTCTGTTATCAAGA